ACACGCCAGCAATGGCCAAAGCCCGTGTGACTAACAATGCAGATCAAGTAGGAATTATGACAATTCATACGACTCACTCTGACGACTCGTCCAAAGACGAGTCCATCGCCACGTTCGTTAAGGAGAAGCTTGTACCGGCGGCACAAGCTCCCAACGACGCCAAACCTGTTCTTCCTAAGAAGAAACGCGCCCGACGCAAGCCCATCATCAAAGAAACGCTTGCTACTATTCCTGAGACACCGGAAATTCCAATAAGCTTCGGCTCTGTGGTTTTTCCCCTAGCTCCAGAAAGCGGTGTGTCTTCTGGGAAAGCTGTTTTACATTCACACCTCCGTGCAGAGAAGGCAGAGTCCGTACAATCGGATTTAGCCGTGCCTGTGTGCCCAGCACCAAGCCCACACAAGAGTCGAAAGAATGGCAAGCAGCGAAAGCCGCATGGCCCGAACTTGCAGCAATAGGATGGCCATCACGTGGTGGCGATGCTGAAAGAACATCTTTTCAGTATCAGGCTCAGCGAAGAGCCACATTGGCGGTTGTCCCACCTAGGGACTTATTGGATAGGACATTGACTACTGTCACGAACATGTATAGTGGGTTCGAGTGTCCTCGATGGCTTAAGCAGTACGACCGTGCTGTTTGGAGCCGTCAAATAGATTTGCTCAAATTGTCAGTTAATCGAGATGCCTCTCCAGGTGTCCCTTATCTGCAAACTTACGCAACAAATGGCATTCTCCTTGATTCTCTCGGAACTGGTTTCAATAACATTGTACTAGACCGTATTGAGAATATATTGGAGCTCCAAGGTGAATTCACCAACATTGATCTTATCAACCAAAATTGTGCTGATCCTGTTAGACTTTTTGTCAAGCAGGAGCCACACAAAATTGAAAAGATTAAGGCTGGTCGTTTTCGCCTCATCATGAGCGTTAGCATCGTCGACAAGATGATACAGATGCTTCTGCACGCTCCTCTCAACAAGTATGAGATAGCCAATTGGACCACTATTCCTTCTAAGCCTGGAATGGGCTTTACTACGACCATGATCACATCGTTGTTCAACGAAGCTGATTACCAACAATTGTCAACCCTTGCGTCTGCGGACGTTAGCGGCTGGGATTGGAGCGTCACACCCTGGTTACGCGAGATCGACATTAAAATGCGTCTTGCGCTTACACTCAATCACACCACATTTTACCATGACCTCGTCCGACGAGTCGAGCGAGTACAAATGGAATGCGTGTATCAGACCAGTGATGGGCACCTTCTTGACCTTGACTTTCGTGGCAACATCAACTCCGGAAGCTTCAATACATCATCTAGTAATTCCCATATGCGAACTTTTCTCAGTTGTATGATACAGATTGAGGCGGGTTGCAC